ACCTACCGGAGTTTCCGGCGCTTTGCCGTCACTCGGATTGACTTGGACTTCTTGGTCGCTCGGACTGCTTTGGTCTTTACCGTTGGCGACTTGGTGCGCTTCGTCAAGGGGTTGCTCCTTCTGCCCGATGGTTTCGCCGGACTGGTCAACTGCGAGTTGGCCCTTTAGGAATTGGATTGTCTGACCGGCGACGATGAACGGCTCGTCGGCTTCGGGCATGTCGTAAAGCGGCAGGCCCAGTTCGCCACGCACGTCGTTCAAGGTGGCGATGCCCGAGAACAGGTTGGTCTGGGCGGCCTTCGCCATCAGTTCCTCGTTCTGGGCGTTGGAGTCGTCCGACAGGTTGAACGTGATGTTGTCGTCCATGTCGAGGAAACGCTTGCAGAGGTTGTTCACCATCTCGACGATGAACTTCTCCATTGGCTTCGAGGAGACGGTTTCGGCGCTCTGGGTTTCGCCGTCCTGCTGGCCCTTGCCACCACCGAGGCCGGCCCGGGCGATGACACCCAACTGGCTTGGGGAAACGCCAAAGATGGCGGCGATGCGCTTAGCCAAGAACTCGTCGTAGTCGCTCTTGTATTTCTCGTCAATCTGGGCAGACTGGACGGGCTTGAAACCCTTGGGCAGAACCTTGACCTTGTAACGCTCGGCGGTTGACCCGGTGATCTTGTCGTTGAACACTCGCTCGAAGGCAGCCAACTTCAGGTGGTCAATCTCGTCGGAGTCGGTCTCCATCCACGTCATCGGCATGGAGCCTTGCTGGTATTCGGAGATGAGCCAGTTCTGGCGCTCAAGGTAAATCGAGGCCCACGGGATTGACTGCTCGACCGGGCTAAAACCGTAGGGCGACCATGTGCGGCGGTTCTTGACGAAGTAGGCGAGGGAGTCGGTCGGGCGAACGTTGGGGTGCTGGGTTGTGTCGTAGAACTCGCCGTCAACGTCTGACATGGGCGAGGAGGTGAACTCACCACGGGGGAAGCCCCAAAGGATCTGCTGGAAAGCCGGAGCAGGGTAGACCGGGCGGCGACCGTAGTTGTCGAGCAAGACCTTGATGGTCGTTGGGTCGATTAACTCAAAGCCGATGAGTTTGCCGCCGAGGTTGTATTTCGGGTAGACCACGACAGCGTCGTAGACAAGGTGGTTCCACGCCGCTTCGGTGAGCCACTCGGCCCAGCCACGGTAAAGTTCGGGGTAGGGGTTCTCCCAGAACTCGGTGAGTTGAGCAATCTTTTCGCCGTACTTCTCACGACCGATGGTGGCGGCCCGGGCGTGGCTGACGTTCTGCTCTGCCATGATTTCGGTGATGGCATCGTCCGACAAAGTGAACGACCAGTCCATCTTGGTCATGTCGCCAACCCGGATGGTGATGGCACGGGCGATGATGTCGCAGGTTTCAGCCAGCGAGCGCAGCGTTCCCCACGGTACGTCAGTCTGGGTGAGGTTGAGGTTAGTCGCTACCTCGTACTGGTAGAGGCGTGGTTCAGCACGACCCGTTTCAGGGTTGAGGGGGTCAATGGGCGAAGGGAGGAGTGGTGCCGCAGGGCCGAGCATTGAGCCGAAAGCCGAGCCGGGGCGCTCTAAGGACTGCGCCACCCAACCGGATTGCTGGGCCAAGCCCTGACCACCCGAGGTCGGTTCAGCCGGAACCACGTTGGCGTAGCCAGTCTGGTTATACATCGGCGTACCCATGAGGGACTGGGGCAAGGATCCACCGTAGGGGCCGTTTGCTCCTGCGCCACCGTAGGCACCAGCCTTGTTCAGTTCCTCGGCTACTGCCTTGGCGATTTCGGCTGTCTTGTTCTTGCGGCTAAAGAGTGGCAACTTAATCCTCAAAAGGTTGGGAAGCCGGTCACGTTGCGAACGCTCTCCGACTGCTTAGTGATGGTGCCGCAAGACGGGCAACCCAGTGAACCAGCCGCAACGGGCATCCCACAACTGGGACACGGAGGGGCGATACTGGCAAAGAAACGGTCGGCTGCTCCGCCGGTAGCGAAGCCCAACTCTGTGATGCCGTGAACGAGAGCGTCAAGGCGGTCTGGTGAAGTTCCCGAGTCCATGACCCATGTGGTCATTTGTTCCTCAAGTTTGTCGAAGTAGCCGATGTGGGAAACTCGGCCCTGCTCATAAAGAGCCGCCACGGGTTCCGCACGGAGTTTTTTCCCGACTTTCGCACGCACCGAACGGAAGGCCATGAGTGGGTCAACCTGCTTGATGATTGACTCAACCATGTCGCCGCCCTGATTAACTTCGGCAACTACCCGGTCTGCGCCGAACTCGTCGTAGGCTTGCTTGACCCGGTTAGCCCAGCCAAGCGGCGTGTCTCGGCAACTGCGATCCGCAAGGACGTAAGCCCTGCCGTCAGCGCCTTTGCCGACCACCACAATGCCGGTCTCGTCAGCGTCCTCGCCGGAGGTCACGGCTGGGTCAACGGCAACGACCACCCGAACGAAGTCCCGATAACCGGGGACTCGCTGGCTGTCTATCATCTGAACCGTCCACAGCGCACCGTCAACCTCGTCAACGATTTCGCCATAGAGTTCCTGCCGACCAATTCGGGTGCCTTCGTAGCGCACCTTTAGTTCGTGCAGGGCTGCTTCCGAGAGGTTGGCAGCATTATCGAACGTCGAGCCTCGGGTGACAACTATTGAACCGTCTGTGCGGTTGACGAACTCCTTGATGAGTTTTGTCGGGCGAGGCGTCGTCGTGATGCAAACCTGTGGGTTCGCACCGATGCGGAGAGCCGGAACAAGTCCTTCTGTCCACGTCTGTTCATAGCGCCATGATGCGAACTCGTCACACCAAGCGTATGCAAGGTTTAGTCCACGGGCACGGTCTGGCTCGTCGGCACTAATCATGTGTATTTTCGACCCGTTAGCCAAAGTGATTTGACCGTTGGATCGGTTGTAGAACTTCAGTTGATTGGGCGCAAGCGACTTGAGGATGCCCGATGGCCCTTCAACGCAGGTGCGGCGAACGTCTGTGTAGGTCGGGGCGACCACGGCGGTTTCCACGCCCGGGTTCTCTAGGGCCTTCTCGATGAGCCACCCTGCTCCGGTGAAGGTCTTGCCCCAGCCACGGCCTGAAAGAATGAGCCAGACGAACCAGTTGCCCTCTGGGGGAAGTTGCTGCGGTCGGGCGCTTAGGCGGTAGCGATTGGTTTTGAGGGCTTTTGCCGCTTGCTCTGCTTCTTCGATTTGCTTGGCCTCTAAAATGCCTTTAAGGCGCTTGAGTTCCTGAAGTTTCTGCTGCTGGAGTAGTGTCACGCTTATCCCCTAGTTGAGCCTCAAGACGGTTAATCTCGGCGGTCACTGCATCGAGGGTGAGGACTTCGTGCTTGGTTGGGGCATCGAGTCCAAATAGTTTGGCTTTGCGGTCTTGGATTGCTAGCACCCGGTCAATGGCGAACAGTGCGCCCTTGTCCCCAGATAGTGCTTTATCCATAGCCACACGCAAGAGGGCATCAAGTCGCTCGCCCTCAATTTTGCGGTGTTCGTCTACTGCGTCTGACGGTACTGCCGCCAATGCTCGCTTGTAACGATCCGAAGCGGTCTGCTTGGAGCAACCCATGTGGTCGGCAATTTGCTGGTAAGTCCAGCCCATAGAACGGAGCTTAAGTGCTTCCGTGTCAATCAGTGCTTGCTCTTCGGTGCGTATGTATCCGCTTTTGGAGTTTTGCGTCATGTCAGGATGCCAATGTCAGGTTGTCTTGTCAATGGACATAAAGCCCACAAGTACCATATAACGATACCACATTTGGTAACACATAGCAACCACAAGGGTTATGGGGTGGTTACAAAAGTGTCTTGGGTTGCGCTTCAGCCCACGCCACTCGTGCTTCGATAATCGGAAAGTAGTCCTCGGTCATCTCGCAACCAATCCAGTTGAAGTTCTCTAGTGTCGCTGCGACTGCCGTTGTGCCACTACCCAAGAATGGATCAAGAACTGTGCCGTTGGGTGGGGTGACTAGTTTGACTAGGTAGCGCATAAGTGCAATTGGTTTGACGGTGGGGTGGAAGTTTTGACGTGGCGTGTTGGTGCGGTTTCGGGGATTATCTCCACCTGCACCGTCATCCTTTTCACGGTCGCTTTCTCGTTTCTCCGGCAACCCCTCTAGCCCTGCGTTGCGCTCGGACTTGCTGGCCTTAGCGCAGTAGAAGAAACGGGCTGCGGAGCCGTCTATTGTGTCTTTCGGCCCAGCGCCAAAGTATTCCGATGAGCCACCGCCAAAGTCACCGAAGCCGGTGGTCTTGGTTTGAGGCCAGTGACCGCCCTTTGAGTTTGGGAACCCTGCCAGCACCTCGTCGCTTCCGTCATGGATTACGTTGGCGGGCCAGCGACCTAAACCTTCGACAGGATGATTGGGCGGCCCATTAAGTCCGTTACCGTAAGCGGTGACTGACTTAGATGCCTGCGATGTCGGGATGTCTTCATCTTTCATCTTCGTA